CGCTTTCCTTCGACCCAACAACCTCTTCCTTGCCGCCTTCGCTCAGGCCAACAAAACCGGACGTGGGGATCTCTTTCTCCCATGCTGCTATCTCCGCCTTGAAAGCCGCCTCGAAAGCGGTTGCGTCAAACGAGCCGTCCTCTTTGCGGTAACTCTCGGACTTGACCTGGTTCTTTACCTTCGGCCAGAGTCCTTTTCTCAGGGAGCACTCGCCCAGAAGCCGGTCCGTTATCCCGTTTGCCTGAAGAGCCTCTTTCTCCATATTCGATTTCTCGGTCTGGATGGCGAGAGTCTTGTCGAGCTTCGCGTTTGCCTCCTTGAGTTCCTTGTTCTCTTTCTCGATGGCCGCTAATCTCGCCTCGAAAGGCTTCATGTCCGTTGCGCCCGCTTCATTTTTCCCTAGGCCGTGCCCTTCTTCGACACCCAGATCGAAGATCGCCTGATATACATCAGGATGCTTTTCAGCCAACTCGTTAATATCCATTGTCGCACTTCCTCCTTTTGTGGAATCTGACTTATCGTTTTTATCTAAACCGAGAGCCCTTCTATGCTTCTGAAGATGCGCTTTGACCGCGGGCGAAGCTCCCTTGTCCACCGAACTCCAGGGCGGTTCCCCTGCTTTAAGTGTTGAGTTATGAGAAAATGCTAAAAATGCCGTCTCTATCTCTGCCACTTTTATCCCTCCTTCTGCTTTCGCAGCCATGCTTTTGTTATCGTTCTCGTCGGCCATGTTTGCGGCCATCTGAATCGTATCCTCAAGGGTCATGATGTCGTCGATAAGGCCCATTTCCTTCGCTTCTTTGGCGAAAAAGACCTTGCCATTCGCCCAGTCCGCTTGTACTTTCTTTACTCCAACGCCGCGATTCCTAGCGAGATCTCCCGTGAACATATCATGTATACCGTCCACGCGACTCTGGAAGTATTTGGTTTCTTTTTCGCCAAGCGGCTCCGCAGAATTACCCGCTGTCTTATAAGGAGCGGAAGAAATGAATGTCCTCTTGACTCCGCTTTCGGCATCCTGTTTCCACCGGTCCTGATGCTCCATGTAGACGCCGATGGAGCCAACTGACGTGGTGTCCGTTGCGGTGATCTTATCGAAGGCCGTCCCGATCCATAGGGCGCCGCTTGCCATCTGACTGTTTGCATGAGCGAGTAGGGGCTTCTTACCGCGTGAGTTATAGACGAAATCGCTAAGTTCCTTGACGCCTTCCACAGGTCCTCCGGGAGATTCGACATCGAGGACAACCGCATCGACGTTGGGATCATTGAGCGCAGCGGAGATGTCCCGCTGGATCATCTCCGTACTTGCCCCGCCGCTGATGCTGCTAAAGGCATTCATGCGCTTACCGATCACTCCCCTCATGGGGACGACCATGACATTCTTTTTCTTATCGGTAAGTCCAGGCAGTCCATGCGCTGGACTTTTGACCGTAGCAGCATGGAGAACCGGAGGCTTGTATTCGTTGTTAAAGGGAGAGAGGTCTACCTCAACACCGCTAAAGTAGCGGTCGAGGACGGCAAAGACGATATCCCGATATTCCTCGGTTATGACCCACGGCTCCGAACTTACATAGTTCATTACCGCTGAGTGGAGCTTGTCTTTTGGCATGTGACATCACCTCGTGATTTAGTTTGCTTATGCTTTTTCCTTGGCTTTCGAACTATGAAAACAGGCTCCTCGCCGTCTCCTCGAAGTCGTCCTGAATGCCGCGATGACCCTCGATATCCTCGGAGGTCACATAGATCTCTCGCCATTCGAGTCTCACCTCGCTCTTGATAAAGTTCGCGACGATCACCCTCACCGGCTCATCAGAGGAAAACTGCTGCTGGACATAGGCCGCGCCCCTTACGAGTTGCGCCATGATCTCTGACAGGTCTACGGGTTTCGCCGTAACCTTATATTCCATATAGGTAAAACAGTCGTGTTCGTCCATGCCGATAAAATCAGGCCGGACGATTTTCCCATCGACCTTTGCGCCTGTCTCGGCAAAAATAGGAGTGATCTTATGGTTGTACTGCTTGACGAACAGGCCGCAGAACATAATGCCAAGCTCTCTTAGTCCGAGCCAGCTCTCGCCCTCGCGATAGACAATGTCGTCCGAGCCGAGATATCTGTCCCACTCATTGAGGAAGGTATCGAGGAGGGACATGCTTTCGTAGAGATGGCGCTTCAGCGCAAAGTGGAAGATCGCGCTGAAGCGGAATGCAGCCTGTCTCTGATCCATCTCTAGTTCCCTACCAGTTTTGGCTCGCAGCCGGTGGAGGCGGGGTTGCCACCACGGGTAAAGGCCCAACGACTTCGATCGTCATAGGATCGCCGGCCGCTCCATTGGCAAACCAGCTACCCGCTCCTGACAGGCCGTTTATCTCCATAAGTTCTGAGCCATCGGCATTCAGGAATTTGTTTACGCCGCCCACAAGGGAGATCGGTCCAGACTTTAAGACATTGGATGTCGCAGTAATGCCGTCCCTTTTCTCCCATTTGGAGATGGAGGGATTATCAGTGTTGCGCGGATAGATCCAGAGAAATGTCTGGGGAGCAACGGTGGTATCGATATAAGGCGGTAGCCCGGGTTGAGCAGCTCCCGACCTCGCCTGAGCGTCGGCCCATATCTCCTGAAAGAGCGCCTGTATATTCGGCGGTTGATTGCTCATGTCGGGCATCGTCAGAACCGCTTTTTTGAATACCTGGAAGGCATAAATATCAGGCGTCCATGTGCCCATGACAAAGCCTGACTGATCGGCAAAAGATATCTCTGCGAAAAGCAGTCCGCAGAGAACGAGAACAACGTAAAAGAATCTCTTCATAGCTCCTCCATTAATCGCTAGGTGCAAGGTTCTCGATGTTTTGCTGGATCGCCGCGATGTGAGGAGCAAGGTGCTTCTCCACCTCAACGGGATCTGCCTGTATTTCCGTAGCCACCGTCTGTATGACCTTGGCCTTCACCGCATCGGCATGTTGAGCGGGTGTGTTGACAACGCCCTTGATTGCGTTGATTGCCTTGATCAGTGTTGAGATGGCGTTATAGATCTGGGGTAACTGTCCTACGATTCCAAGGATGACCGATAGTGTCAGCATCATTCCTCCTATGAAGAAGTGGTCTTCGGCGATATGGCCGAAAGGAAATCATTTCCAAAGTCAATCGCCACCTTCGATATGACAGGGGCATACTGAGCAGCGGTATTCGCAGCTCCTCCCGATACTGATGCGTCCCATAATGCCAGTATTGCCTGAAGGATGGCTTCGCCCTCATTGACTTTATCGGTTATAGTTGCTGTTGGAGCGGACGCGTCATGCACCGCCTGAAATACCACCGGGGCATATCCTAAGACGGTTGCCGCTATCTGCGCTCCCTTTGTCGCTATCTTATTTACCGTCGGCATACATCCTCCTTTTCCCAATAAAAAAGCCGTCAAAAAGACGGCCTTCGTTACTGGATGTTTAATTGATATTTTTGGGTTATCTCATCGCGAATGCGGGCGCTTCCTCCTTTCGCGCATCTCTTAAATCAAGGACTTCTTCTGATTCACCGAGCAGCTCCATGGAAATCCCCTCAAGTGCTGCCGTTGGAACCGTTGACATCTTGATTACCCTCCTTCTTGATCTTGTCGGGAAGGACCGCCCCGACTCCTCCGAAGATTAATAAACCGAGCGTGATGATAAACTCCTTCATGTTCGGACTGAGGCTTACGCCTCCCAGTGTTAAAAGGACGACTATGCCCTGCCATGTTGAAAGCTCTTTCAGCCGGGCTTCCGCATAGGGTCCTAGCTTGCTCAAGATTGAATTCATATCACTTTGACCTCCTCGATGAATTTACTTATCAGATCAATACAGCGCTGGATCAGGCCTGCTTTATACTGAGGTTCAGCGTGTTTCAGGTAGTGCTGCATCCTCGTGATGATGTAATGCTGAGGATCAGCCGTTACTGCCAGAAACCTTTCAGCAGCGCCAGTCCCCGGATTGACAGCAGAATCAAAGCAAATGCAATCCAAAGGAAAAGGGAGATCGTCGCAATGGAGCACATCCCAATAACCATGACGATAAACGGCCTTCGCATCATCCAAACTGAAGCTGGCCCACGCCTCCGCGCTAATTTCAGGATGATACCTTCTGGAGATTCCATACTTCGTCTGACCTCCGGGATCCGCGGGATCGTTTGAATACACCCCTTCATGGGGAAGCGTAAACGCTAACGCCTTCTCGAAGTTATCCTTCATGCCGCTCCTTCTTCCTCATTTCCTTGGAATAGTCCTTGAAAAGATGGTCAAGCCCATCGCCTACGCATTCGCGAAGCCCTCTACAGCTATCGTCTAAGCGTTTCAGGAAGGAGAGCCTTTCATCGGGCGTTGCGACATTCCAGGCTCTCTCGATATCGTTACCCGATGGACGAGTAGCCATGCACATTATGGATGGTCCTCTTGATCCTGGACGAGTTGGGAAATGCCCCTATGGTGACCGCCGCTCCGCATCGCCATGTTATGCTCGCCTTTCAGTTCGTTGAATTCATTTGCCAGCGAGTTGACCCTGTGATAAATGTCCATCTTGAATGATTCAAGCCCTTCGGATAGAGTTGTCTGATTCCTGTCTATCTGCTTGAGCGTCCTAATCGCGAACCATCCGACGATGCAAAAGAGTGTGCCAACGAGCCACGAGAGAACGCTTGGATAGATGTGGATGTCTCCCATCTGAAGACCTCCCTCGGCAATACCTCCTCCCATTCCTCCCAATGTGACCACGAACGCGAGAGTCCTATTTTTCATTGGCCTTCTCCGGCTGTTTAACCGGTTTCGGAGTTGGCTTTGTGGGATTCGGGTTCGGATTCGTGGGATCTATCCCTGGAGCGGCTTCTTCGCCGGGCAGTGCTGTGGGGTTCAGAGGGACTGGCTCATATTGGGGATCTTGAGCCGCTTCCACGTTTGCTCTCCGCTTTTCCCTGCTCAGGCCGTCCACTCCCACGGACTTCGCGACCGTCTCCGATGAGACGCCGATTGAGTGAAGGCCGTTATGGTTGTTGCCGAGATAGCCCGATACCGATTCGTTCATATTGGGATCGAGGTTGATTTTCGGCCAGGTGAACTGGATCATCTCACAGGGCTCGACGTCCATCATCTCGATGTCTTTGCCCTTCGCATCCCACGGTTTCTCATAGCTCGACTTCAGCCGATACATCTTGCCGGCATAGGAGACTTTCCCGCTTCCGACAAGCAGCTTCGCACCGAGGCAAGCTCTTAGAAGGCGGTACCTGAGCATGAGTTCCAGCTTGTATTGGAGACTATCGATCTCCGCAACGAGCGGCGGACGTGAGGTCTTCAGTGATGCGAATGTCGCACCCTTGGAACTGCCTGACCACATATCCTGTGGCTGACGCGCGCCAGCACCGGCGAGCTGTGCCAGATCCTGATTGCTGCCCGAAAGCGTGCTCAGCTGCGGAGTATGGATCTCAAGAGACATGCCAGGCATGAGAAATACCCTGCTCCCGGGGGACAGGGGTGTTGTCAATCCCGTAGCGTTTCTCTGCTCGGGCGTCATCTTCTTCCAGACGGCCCATGCGATCTTTCCGGCGGGACTGTCCTCGAACTTGATC